TCCGTTCAAAAAACGCCAAGTTCCAAGATGTTGTTGTCTACAAATGATTCCTTTTTACATAATTTGTTAGACTATATTTAATTGTGTTGATTAAACCCATATCAACCACCTGTCCTTTGTGTGTGCCCAAACGCTTCCAAAACCTTTGGACAAAAATAAACGCCTTCAGATATCTTTTTAAAACTTTTGGCAGTAACAAAACCGCCTGGATTAAATAAAATAACATCTTCATTTCCAAATATAAGATTGTTTAGCAATAGAAAACCATTTGCTTCGATGGTTCCGTCCTGATAGATATAAATATTTTCATCAGAACTTAATCTGCCAAGATTTACTGTTTGTTCTGTTTTAAAAAATCCGTCATCAACAGCTAATTTAAATATATGACTTACATCTGAAATTTTATTTACATTAAAATTGAAAACATAACGTAATGTATTTACTCCATCCACGTCGAATCTATTATCATCGCCATAGTCTTCGCCAAGTTCCATCAGTTTATTATCTATATAAACGGACTCTCCATTTCCTCGAAAACTCGTATTTATGAAATTATCAGAAAGCTTTACAACACCCACTAATTGCGCGCTATTATGCGGAGCGTGAGATACATCAAGTGACTGTATAACTGGTTTATTGTAATATAACCTTATAGAGACAATTTCTTTATTTATTGCAGTGTTTGATATATCAAAATTATTATCATAATTTGAACATATTACAATTTTAAAACTTTGCTCATTATTACAATTTTTGATCGACTGAATTAAGATATCTGGCTGAACTGTCAAATTTGCCGATGCGATTCCAGTCTCAATCATATTTGTTAATCCATTACTATTGGTTGCATAATCATTTACTGTACCATCTGCATCATCAACAAAACATATCTTATAGTATATTTTTAGATTTTCTGGATTCTCAACTGTTGCATTCATCACCAATTCTTCAACTGCTCCAATTCCATAAGGAATACAATCATAAGACTTAGAAAATGTAAATTTAGGTTTTCCTTTTTCTTTCCATACAGCATAAAGAGTAAAATTATAATCTGACTTGTAAGAGTATCCAGGCGTAAATGCAATTTCTGGCTCTGTCGCCTCAGACCATGTAGACCATCCAAGAAATGTATAACCATTACGTGTTGGTTTAGATGATGTAATAGTAATAGATTGTCCCACATTTGCTGTCTGTTTTTCCGGAGTATTATACCCACCATTTGCGTTATATATAATACTCCATGTTTTTGTTACATTCTGACTCCAGACTGCGTACAATGTTACATCTGCATCGTCCCCTATAGGATCACCTGGGCTGTAGCCGATAGTGGACGAACCTTGTTCTTTTGTCCAACCCTTAAAGGTGTAACCAGATCTTGTTGGAAACGAAGTTGGAATATATACAACTTCTCCCCAATGTCTTTTCATCATACTAGGCGCGCCAGATCCACCGTTTGCATCAAAATAAACGCCCCAAAGATTTCTTTTGGCTGTAACTGTAAACTTGATTCCCTTACTTACTACATTCGGTATATGAATATTAGCATATGCTGCTAATGGTATGTCTGCGCCTGCTTCCGCTGGAACAAACAAAGTCTCATCTCTAAATGTTGTTTCGCTCTGCACGATAGTCATATACTTTGTGTCTACAGAAGAATTTGTTTGATGAGCACCGACTTGCGTATTCCCAGTACCGTACGTAGGTAACGATGTTGTCTTGTTCGCTTTTAAAATAATTCTAACATCCCACCCAGCTTGTCCATTCCTGAATACGCGAGTTGTTTGCCAGTCAGCCCACGCACGGCAGTTTGTATTTCCATCCATTGTTTGATATCCAGTCCATCCAGAAAAATCAGGCATAACAGTCACCTCCTATACAAATGAAATTTTTAATGCTTCCTTTTGCGTGTCATAAGATAATTTTGCGTGATTTCCAATTGTGAGACTATTGACAGATAAATCTGCAGAAGCAGCAAGAGGAGTGTATCCAAGTGCATCAACTACATTTTTTTTTGTCAATTCAGCTCTGATTTGTTCACTGCTTTTATTATCAACATTACCAAGACCAACTTCAGATTTTGTATAGCTTGGCTTCCCTTCTTGTTTCGCCCACGAATATACATCTTGTGCAATTGCAGTATTATATGATAAATCGTTCCACTCTGACGATCCATCTCCAACTTTGTAGGCATTACCTCTATCTGAGGTAATAGCCATACAACCATCTGGGATTACTGGGTTAGAACTACGCCATTGGCTTTCTGTTTTTACAGCTTGTTTAAGCTGAACTTTGATTGTTGCCTCCATAGCATATCCTCCTCCGTAATTAAATTGATCCGTCTAAAATTAAAACATCTCCTGAATTAAGCACTAATTTTGCTGCATTTAAAGACGTTACATTAATCGTTGCATCAGCACTTCCATTAAAAGATGCAGCAGTGGCTGTAACAGCTCCTCCTACATTAATATTTCTTGCTGTTGTCAATTTAGCAGCGGAAGCAACACTCTTGGTTGCGTCAGAAGTATTATCTACATTCCCAAGTCCAACATCTGCTTTTGTTAGTTGCGCCCATGCTGCAGAGCCAGCTGTTGCACCTGCCTTTAATACTTTCCCATTGTTTGTTGTTCCGGTAGCAGGAACATGCAAATTTCCATCTCCTGTTGGGTGTGTATATTTTGTATCAGCAGATGTTACAATAAGATTTCCTTCCGCATCCGTTGTTACAGATGTAGAACCGGCTCCTTTAATTGCAATGTCTGTAGTTTTTGTATCACTGCCTGTCAATCTGATTTTTGCAGTTCCATTTGCAGAACTATTCGCTGCAACTCCAAGGGAATATGTCGTATTGTTATCTGTTGTTTTATAACCTGCATCGTTTGCCAATTGGGATACTTTTGTTGGAACAGAAATATCCACGGAGCGATCTTCATTAATCGGAACAGCAGAACCATTCTTTTTGATGGATATAATTGTGTTTCTTTCTGAATTTACAGGAGCATGTGCTGATCCAGCATGTGTAGCAGCTCCATCCCATGCAGTTTTCTTTTCCTTTGTCACATGAATATCTGCATTTCCAGTGTGAGTTGTTAAATCTGCTTGATTTGCTTTTTTCCCAATTGCAGAATTTAATGCATCAACTACATTTTTATTTGCATCAAGTGCGTCTGATACTTCTTTTAATGTATCCATTGTTTCAGGTGCATCGTTTACGAGATCTGCAATTTTCTGATCTGCATACGCTTTTGCATCTGTAAGTGCTTTTGCAGAGCTCCCCGTAGGATCAGCTCCAACTTCTGTTGCTGTATACTTTGGCTTAGTAGGCGCTTTTGCCCAAGCGGATACGTCAGAAGCTGGCATGGAAGTTGGTTTGTTTTTGATAAATGCATCAGAACTTGAATCTGTAATATTCCAATCTGACTGTACATTTACCTCTGCTCCAGCAGCAATTGCATTCAATTTTTGTAATAAAGCAGTTGTAAAACTTGCTGTTGTAGCATCAAGAATGGCTTTATTAGAATGAGTATGAGATGATTGTGCAACAATAGAATTTACTTCTTCTGGTGTGAGATAAGCATAAGTAAGTTCATTATATTTCTTTACACCATCTCCAATTTTGCATTTTTTTGTATCCGATTCTACTAAGAACTCACCTTTAAGCCAGACAGTTTCCGTGTCTTTTGCCCACTCAGCCGCTGTTTTATTATTGAGTAAGATACGTGTTTTTAATGTTGTATTCGCCATATATTTGTCCTTTCTATTTCAGCCATTAAAAAGGTTGCTACTAAGTAACAACCAATCAAAAGCATCCATCTATAATTTTTATATTCATATAATCTCTCCCGACGCAGTAATATTTCAGTGACTTATCATCCCATCGATACGTAGCATTTTCTGTTGTATCGATATAAATTTGATTAGAAGATCCAATGGGAGGAAACTTTAAGTACGAATCTTTTGAAATTATTTTTTCTGCCGGTTGAGATGTTATTTGTATCCAATGTCCGTTTGCATATCTCCACAGTATAGAAGTTTCGATTACGAAATAAAAAGAATCAATAGGTGCGAGTAAACCAACACGTTGTTCTTCCTTTTCAATTGTTTGAATCTGTTCGTAAACTGTACGAATACCATGATTATCTAACACGATTTTCTTTTTATCGTAAACGAAAATAAGCTGCCCATCCTCAAGTGGGAGCGTGGGCAACTTAGATTCAACTGTAGAGAGTGCTTTTAATATTGTTTTCGCCATAAATAGCACCTCTACTTTCTATGCTATTCACGACTAAAATTCTGTAATAGACAATTTATCATCCGTATATTGTTTAGCCTGTTTTAATGCTTCGTCGATCTGTGCAGACACATCTGCTCCTCCTGATCCTACCGCACGTTTTACATAATCAACAACTGTTCCAGACTCACCTAAATCGCCAACTTTTGTATTCAAGGCTTCATTGGCAGCCTGCGCAGCTTCAGACAGAATTCCAGGTTTTGCAGCAGAAATCTTAGAATCAACAGTTGCAGCATCTACTTTTGTATTGACATTATCTTTGATAACTTTCAGTTTTCCGTCAATGTCAGTCTTTGTGTATGCATCCTCAATACCATATCCAGCTAATGTTGTGGCTTTGTCTGCTTTACCATCAACAGTATTTTTAAGAGCATCTACTTTACTTTGTGCATCTGTAGATGCCTCATTCAGTAATTCAGTTTGAGTCTTAGTGTATGTATCAAGTTTATCCTTATTTGCATGTTCATGTGCTTTTGCGATTGCTTCATTCAGAGCAGAGATATTTACTTTGGAAGATTTGATAACCTTTCCGGTAGCACCGCTCATTACAACGATCTCGCCTTCAATAGCAGAAGGATCGGCACTCGTAACAGCACCGTCAATGTTAGACTGCAACACGATTCCATCAGCATTAGATACAGATTCAACATTGTAATCTTTTACGATAAGAATTAAATCACCGATTTCACACTTCTGTCCAAGATATGTTCCGGCGAGAGCAACAACATATTTCTGTCCAGCTTTATATGCTTCATCAGGGAATGGATGGTCTTCATCAATTACAATCGGAACCTCAGATTTTGCAGCATTTACAATCGATTCTGCATATTCCTTTGTTGCAATATCTTTTCCTTCTAATTTCAGTGTTCCTGTAAAGTTTGCATTTGCAATATTTGCTTTTAGGTTAATGTCACCCTCAAGTTTTGTGATGCGTTTCTGGAAGTCTGTAATAGAAGTAGATACATCCTCGAATACTTTTACCCATTTTGCTCCATCCCAGATATAACCTACATTTGTATCAATGTAGATAATTCCCTGTTGCTGACCAGATTCAGGTCTTGTACCAACAACTACGTATTGTTTCATTGCGGACGGATCAGCTCCTACTGCTTCAAGAGTACAATTACCATTTGTTCCCTGTAAAACATAGGCTTTATATTTTCCATTCACTTTTGCAGTAATAATCTGACCTGCATAAGCATTTGGTTGTTTTGCATATGTAGATGCTGCTTCTTGGGTATCATGAACGGAAGAAGAGTCTAAAGCCAGTGGGTTCGCTCTGGAATAGGCTTTAACCACAGTCAATAATTCTTGTTCTTTATAATTTGCCATAATTTAATTTCTCCTTTCAGTTTATCCGATTGCAAAAGTGAAGTTCATAGGTGCCGCTGCGGGAACGCTTAAATTATAGACATAGCAGTTATAATCCTTTAATCCATTCTGTCCGCCTCTAGCATCAGCAACTTGAATCGTAGATTTTGTGAAAGAAGACAGCATTCCTTTATCTCCAAGATCATCGTAAATAACCTGTGTAAGTGTTCTTGGTTCTGGTAATGCGAATACGATATTCTGTTGACCAGTTTCTACTTTCATAGAAATTTTAGTCCCAGATCCAATATTAAGTCTCTTGTTTGATAATTTACGAACTGTATCAGAAGTAGGAGACTCAACTTTCCCGACTCCGCTTCCCCAGAATGAATTACGTCGTCCAGTGAATACATATCCTCCTGATGAAACAGTTCCCGCTTTGATTTGACCATCTGGAGATGGATTACCAAGGTTATCATTCTTAATTGCTCCATCTTTATAAGTAGCAGAAGCAGTAAAAGTCACTGTTTCATCACCGATAACGATTGCTTCACCTACATAATCAAGAGGAGATGTCGTTCCGTCTTTGACACTTTCGGCTCCTTTTTTAATGGAAATAGTAGTTAATTCACCGGCATCATTTTTATTAAATGTGGCTCTAATTTTTGGTGTAACAGATGTTCCGGCTTCAACAGTATCGGCAGCAGTTCCTGCGTTGTTAACTAAAGTAACACTAGGTTTTGTATAAGTAGCCGGAATTGATTTCTGGGTAATCAGATTAAGCAGACCATCCATATCAATTTCTTTTGGAATCGTCTGTCCTGCCTTAAGAGCGCCGAGATCTGTTCCTTTCAACGTGTACTCTTTAGATGATTTGGATTTCAGAAACTTTGTTTCTCCATTTTTGTTAATAAATGCAAGTTCATCAGTGTCGCTTGTGACAATGAAATCATTTGCATCCAACTTTCCGGATGTTTTTGCTTCCTCAATTTTCCCTTTTTCACCTGTTGCAAATTTCACTTTTAAATCTGCCATGAGTTGTACCTCCTTAATTTTTCATATATAAAAAGACGATAGATTTTCTATCGCCTAATTTTTAAAATTCAACAATGTCAAATGAGTCATCACATCCTGTATCTCCGCCAGATCCTTCAGTAGAAACAGTAACTTCGTCTCCAATTGGAATATGGTTTGACAACAACTGCAGTGTTTTCCCATTTTTAATTTGAATATTATCTGCCTTTGTTTTATCGTATATATCAGCAATTTTATCCAGAGCTGAAATCTTATTCTGTAAATCAGAAACAATCTGATCAACAAATTCAAGAGATTCATCTGGGACGAAAGAGTAGTAGTCTTTTAGAGGAGAAATTTTAATTACAAGTTCTCCGGTATGTACTACGAACACTTTTCTTGCTTCCATATCTGTTTTTGTGAATGTTAACCGAATTGTAATATCGCCAGCATATTGCGTTAATTCTGTATCTACTGGCAGAACATATCGAATGTGTTCTTTATACAATTCAGCATCTTTTTTTAAAATTTCTGCATGTGGAACATTTGCTTGATCCACGTATTTTAATGTGGCAGTAAATTCACTCAAGTCCAATTCTCCATAATTCGGAGGGATTAAAATTTGAATTTTATCTGCTAATTTTTCTCTTTGATATAGTGTTGTGACGACAGTAGCAGTGAGGGATTTGTCGTCATTCATAATTATTGTGTAAATTGTGATCACCTCGTTTCAAATAAAAAACAGTCTATATTGACTGTCATTAAGCTATACTGTATGCGAATGTAACATGTCGTTCCAACATCCCGGTATTATCTGTAACAAAGCTAATCCTACCATTGTTTGATATTTGAATTCGTGTTGAGGCACCATATGTAGAGTTAGATGTAACATTTTGTGCAGTAGCAAAAACCGTTCCATAAGGTCTAAATCCATCAGGAATAGTTATTTCGGATATAGTTGCACTTTTGCTTGTGCCAGTAGCTCCAGTCCAAAAAATATTACATACACAAATCGATCCGAGTTTTACTAATCTTACATTCATGGAATTTCCCCAAGGTTGTCCATATAAGTCTCTTGTTTCAACTGTAAGAACACCATTAATTTGTTCTTTTAAAACTCGTCCTTGATTTGCACTTAAAGGAGCAGTTGCCGAGCTGGAAGTTAAATTATCAACAATATCAGACCTGTCTATTTTCCCCTCAAGTTTTGACAACACTTGTGAATTATTTTCTTCAATCGTATTAAGCTTTGTATTCATAGACTCTAAGAATTCTGCAACAAATACCTCTTCACTATCACTGTTTCTGTTTATCATGATATCGCCGTCAATCTGCAATTTTGCCCTATCTGTCTGATTGAAATCAGGAACTCGATTTATGGCAACAGTACCATCTTCATAAACAGACAGTGGCGCAACACCTTGAGACAAAGATGG